CCAGTTTGGCTGATGTCAAACAGGTCGTTCAAAGCGTTGATTATGGTATTGATGTCAAACTACCTTCGAAACGTAGTAGACATGATCTCGAAGTCGGAAGACTAGTATTATGTTTGCCCCGTTTCGGGTCGGATGACATGTTTTTCTCAAAACCCTTGGGTGATGAGAAATTTGTGCGAATGGACTGTGCCCAACCAGAGGTGGAAGTGGCAGGGGTCTGGCGTGATTTTCGTTGCGCCGCCCTGTCATTGCCTCGGGAGTGGTCATGGTTTGCCCTCGGAACAGGATTTGGTAGCCGGTTTGTTTGTCAATTGAGACACAAACTCGGTGATTTATATCCCGGTTCCGATGTTTTGTTACGTGAAGTGACTAGCATACGAGATGTAGTGGCGCAGTCGGGCTGGGGTAAAACCCAGACGACAAAGTGGCGCGCGGTAACTTTCGGCGAGCTTACGTTCGTCGTTTGTTTAAGCGATGCCTCTGCGCCTGTTGTTTTTGCCGGCCCGCCCCAAGCTTTGAGGCGGGGGATCAAGGACAAGTGCTGGACGGTCCCTAAAAAGACAGTTCGGAACTTACATATTAAATGTTTACCTGAAAGTAAAGTCACGAGTCGTCGACGTATGGTCGAGGACATAATGCGTGTAACTGCGATGCCGTTATGGTTTATAATGATGTTGTTTGCGACAGAATTTGCAGATGCGAGGGGGGTAACCCCCTTTCGTCCTCAGATTGTGCCGCAAAGAGCACCTGAGTATCCATATGGCGACCCGGAGCTTCCATTAAGAGAACAATTTCCCTTTAAGGCTGCTTTTACGCCTTTTGTTTTCCCTACAACGATGGCCCCTGTCTTTACCAATGGTGCGGTGAACTTCACATACGGCGTTATAGAGACCACTCAGGTCTTAACCGTCGTACCATCTCCCCTTTTAGTAGGAATTATGGACTTACCTCTTCGTGAGATACTTATGCGGATGCTACCTATGTGGCTTTTGCTTTGTGTCTTATGGACTTGGTATATTTGTAAGAAGATACATAACTGTTTTAGAGTGTGTAAGAACTTTTGGTGCTGCTGTGCGGCACCCATTTCACCTTCGCATACCCCAAACTGGAAAGATATGTTCGTTTATTCGGTCTGTCTTTACGGTTTGAGTGTGTTGTCGGTGTTTGTTCATCAGCTTTATTCTTGTGTACTATGCGTATTGATCACATTTTATGTGGCCATTCGGATGTACAAAAGTATGAAGCCGAAGAAAGAGTCTTTACTGCCCACTAGCATGCCAACGGACCTTAGCAAAGTGCGGAAGAGCGTGGTAGGTACAGGCTACAGTCGTAGTCAGGTCAATGGCCTGGGGTACTGTTACAAGCAGCGTTTTGCTGTTTGTTCAGCTCACCAAGTCAAAGCTTTGGTTGCGAATGAAGCCAAGGTAGTGTATTATGATGGACAGTTGAAGGACTGGGTCTCCAGTCCTCTGAGTGTTGTGGAGTTTCATCCGTCGCTTGACATTGCTGTAGTGCGTGTTCCTCAATCGACTAGATCGGGACGAATAGATACGCCGAAACAAGGCTTAAGTGTTACTGTTTTCTGGCCGGGAGTTAAAACCCCAGTCATTGCTGAAAAGTTGAAGATGGTTACGCCTGGTCAAATTTCGCGTGTGCTACAGCATCACTTTTGGTATACTGGATCCACGGAAGATGGGCATTCGGGACAACCAGTTCTTTTCGGAAATGTGAGCTTAGGTGTTCACACTGACGGAGGGAGCTTGGAAAATGTCGCGGTGTCTTTTGATGAGGGCGTTATTACCTGGTTAACTTCGATGACTGCTAAAGAGTCAGACCCACTTGCTTCGGCGGGTGAGTTTCTTGAGCGTCTTAGGATGTCAGGGAAAGCGGCTGAGTCAACCGTGAGTTATTCACAAAATCAATACGGTGATGTTGTAGCTTCTGTAAGGTTGGTTGATGCGAGTGGTCAATCCTTTGGAACTGCACAGTATGCGGATGGTGAGCTTACCTTTATGGACGACGATGGAAACGTCGAAGCTTACGACAATATTTATGCTCTTATAGAGCAACAGTACGGTCTTGAGAAAGGTCAAGGGGCCACCGAGCTCTCTAGGAATAGAGGGAAAGGTGGTTCTGCGACTGATCGAAAAGGTGGTCCTAGTAATAAAGCGCGAAAATCCCGTTCGGGGTATCGTGTCGTTAAACAACGACAAGGTGTCCGGAATATGGTTAATCGTGCTGCATCCAATTACAATCAGCGCAACACTTCCCATGGGGGTAACAAGAAAGAAAACTTTGTTTTAGAAAATTTAACAGATGTGTCGACTTGTAACATGCCTATGGGTAGTGATGAGAGTGATCTCTCAGTTGAAGAAAAGATTTTGGACGAAGGTCCTCCTACTATGAAAAACTGGCAACTTTTGAAAGAGTTGCCCGGGAAACATATGAGGCAGGGCATGCCGCAACTAAACTTAATGTTTGGTGGTGTATGGTCCATGCTTGACGACAACGAGAGAAGTGCATATTCGTATGCGCCCACAGATCTCTCTACGTTAGTATCCGTTTTCCAACGGTTTGCGACTAACGTTCCAAAACTAATGCTCCTTGATATAGATAGGTGGTTAGGTATGTTTATTGCATTGGTCCCCCTTTGGGGCCCTTGCGCTCCGCGTACCAAACCGCTCACAATCGAAGAGGCTTGGACAAAACTTATTTCTGATAAGTTGGGTCATAAGTCTGCCGGTTATCCTTTTGATCGAGCGTTAGGACCCTGTGGAAAAATTCACAATCTAAAGCTAGAAGTTCATGAATGTGGAGAGTGTTGGGGCTATGTCTGCGATGCTATCCACATGATTGAACGAGGCGAGGTTATGGAGGACTGCGACGTCGCGGAAGTGATTCCAAAAGGCGAGTGGTTAAAACGGAAGAAGATCCTAGAAGGTCGTACACGTCTTGTTATGTGTGCGTCGTTGGTGACAGTACTGGTGCAGGAAATGTGCCTTCCCGGTTTATCGTGTGTCAAAACACTTTGGACTCAGGGCTGGAACCGAATAGGAATGGTTACAATTTATGGTGGATTTGAAAAGATCCGCCAAATTTTGAGCCCGTGTCTTCATGTCCGATCCTCTGACTATCGTCACTTCGACCTTACTGAGGTTGGCCCTATTATGCGTGCTAGCGTGAAAATCCTGTCTGTGACAGGAGGTTTATGCGAGGATGATGTTCGTGCGGTTAATCTTTTTAAGTTTGCGGAGGAGGCAACTTGTGGCTGTAAGGTTTATGCCATCGGAAACGGTCTGTATCAGAGCGATCACGAGGCGCAAAACCCTAGCGGCAATAAGTGGACTGGTGAGATAAACGGTATCTATAATGTCATTTCGACTGCGATATCGGATTTCGAAAGCGTACCAACCCTTGAGCAACTCAAGATATGGTATTGCGACACTGGTCGTTTTATTAATGCGTATGGTGATGACATCATTCGTGGTAGTATGACGCCTTTTCCGTCGAAGGAAACGACAGTAGCACGATATGCCTCCGTTGGGGTTCAACTCGGCGTTGAAGATATTCACGATTCTAAATCTGTAACAGGACATAGTTTCGTGGGTTATGACTTCACCGACGAGAAGACTTTCGGCGGGGTGTCTTTTACGCGCCATCTCAAATCGCTAACCGCTCTTATGCATAGTAAACATAAAACACATGAAGAACTGTTCAACCACATACAGGCTACCAAGCTTGTTATGGCTGGAAATAAGAGAGGTTTAGATCTTGCTTTTGAATGTGAACAACAAGCTTTCTCTGCTGGAGTCCCAGCAGGGTCGTTCACTAAAGAGTTGTTGGACCGCATATGGTCAGGAAAGGAAAGTCTACCTCTGGAAACGGGGGAAAAACTCTCTAATTATGAGCATTACGGATCACTTACGACAGGCACAATGGCAGCTAGAACAAATACACAACGAGTCACAGCAGGCCCCCCAACGGGGGACTGCTCTGGGTCTAGTGGGTTTGGACCGGCCGCCACCAAGCGTGACGGAGAAGATAAGCAAAGCAGCAACGTACGCACTAGCCCCAGCGCTAGCAGCGGTGAATTACTTGAGCGGGGACGACGCGTCCCTGTACAAGAAAGAGAAATTGAAACAACTTCAATTGGAGCGGGAAGCCCAGATCGTAGATCTGAGCAACCCCGAGTCGATAAAAAGACGAGCCAAGGCGAAAGCCGAGGAGCTCCGAAACAAGTTGTCCCAATCCTCGGACTTGAACAGGGCGCAGAAACCCCGTACTGGGAAGTCCACCTCGAAAACGGTACGTTCGCCAGAATTGCGGGCTTCAAGCAACTCAAAAAACAAACCATCCTCGAGCGTTTCGGCTCGGCACCGGTCAAATGGTCTAAAATCTCCTCGGGAAACCGGGGAAAAACCAAGAAATCTAATGCCAAACGGAAAGCAAAAAGGAATGGGAAAAAAGAAGCAAAAACAACAACAAAAGAATACCAACCATCAAAAGGCCAGAAAGGCACCAAGGACGGGGCCACAAATCCATGTGGTCTCGGCCCCAGTGTCTAATATGCCTACTGTCAGGGGGGGGACTTCGGTCACCTTCTCTGGTGGTCCTGATGGATCTTTAACAGCCACACTTAGATTGCGACTACTGCAAGTAATAGCAGATACGACTCTGGGTGCACACTTTTTGTTCGCTAACGGCGGGACCTCACCGGCCCTTGCCTGGACGCCTCAAAATAGTGTGTACTTTCCGTCATATTTTGCAGAATTATTTTCCTTGTTTCAACATTGGAAATGCGGAGGTGCTGTCTTGGATTATGAGCCTAGGGTGAATACTAGTAACCCGGCCACGTTCATTTTAGCATCTACGGATGACCCTTGTTGGATAAAGGCTACAGGACAAACAAATGGAACTGGTTCTCCAGTGCCCACAGAAGCCGCCCTTACATCGTTGAAAAACGCTTGTACGGTCGTCGGATATGCGCGCTGTAAAATGAACTTAACGATGAATAAGGAGGTTGGCGTCGGCGGTTGGGCCTACACTATGTCAGATATTGGCGTAGCTGCAGGTGTCAATTGGGACACAACACCTTCTGCATCGTTGAGACAAACAGTACCATGCGTTTTACTGGTAGCAGGAACAGCAAATGGAGCCACTAACGGACAAATCCTGGGGGATGTGTACGCTAGTATGACAATAAGCTTGAAAGAGTTTTCGTTGTACCAGAGTACAAACCTTCCGGGAAATATTCGTGAGGCTCCATCTAGATGGGGTTGTAAAAGATGTCTTTTTAATGCTTCGGAGGAGAAGAAACTTGACAGGAGACCTCGGTCTTTGCAATCACTCCATCCAGATTGGGAGGAGGACGAATTCGTTCGTCCTGTTCCTGGTGTGGATGGGAAGGGTAAAGTAAGAGTTTAAATGTCGTAGGGACTTCTCTCTTTAGTTAGCGGGTAACTAAATCTTGACAAGATACTTACCGCAAGTCAGTGTGCCAATACTATAGTTCGGACCTTTCCTTAAAGGGGTAGCTTTAAGGCGTTTGGGGGTTTAGTAAAACCACCGGTCCTTACGGAAGATTAGAACACTTAACGATTCTGCACATGGAGTGCAGTTTGAGTTAGGCTTTCAAAAC